AGTGCGGGCGTGAAGATCAACGCCGACAACGCCCACACCGTATCGGCGGTGTTCTCCTGCATCCGCGTGCGGGCCGAGACGGTCGCCAGCCTGCCGCTCCACGTGTACGAGCGGACGCCGCGAGGCGGCAAGCGGATTGCCCGCGAACTGCCGCTCTACCGCCAACTCCACACGCAGCCGAACGCATGGCAGACGAGCTTCGAGTGGCGCGAGCAGGCCGTGATGCACCTCGACCTGTGGGGCGATGCGTTCTCGGAACTCAAGGCCGGGAAGATCGAACCGCTGCACCCGAGCCGCATGAAGAACGAACGGGTCGAGAGCGGCAGTCTGCGGTATATGTACCGCGAGGCGTCGGGCCGCGACCGGCCCATCGCTCAGGACTTGGTGCTACACATTCGCGGCCCGTCCGACGACGGCGTGAACGGCATCCGAATCGTCGAGGAGTGCAAGGACGCTATCGCGCTGGCGCGTGCGTGCGAGTTGCACGGGGCTCGGTTCTTCGCCGCCGGGGCTCGGCCGGGGTTCGTCTTGTCCACCGACGGGCAACTCAACGCCGAGGCCCGCGAGGCACTCCGCTCGCAGTGGAACCGGCGGCACGGCGGCGTCGGCAACTCGCACGAGACGGCGGTGCTGACGGGCGGGCTCAAGCCCTACGACATTCCGCAGAGCAGCAACAGTGACGCCCAGTTTCTGGAGTTGCGGCTCTACCAGTTGCGCGAGATCGCACGGCTCTTTCGCGTTCCCGGCTACCTGCTCGGCCTTGAGCCTAGCACGCCGCAGGCCGAGATCGAGTTCGTGACGCACACCATCGTCCCGCTGCTTCGCCGCATCGAGACGGCGATGATGCGCGACCTGCTCGGCGACGACGACCGCTACCTCATCGAGTTCGATGTGCGTGGTCTGTTGCGTGGCGATGCCGCCAGCCGCGCAGCCTACAACCGGGCGATGTGGGACATCGGCGTGGTCAGCACGAACGACATCCGAGCCAGCGAGAACCTCGACCCCGTCGATGGCGGCGACGAACGCTACCGCCCGCTGAACATGGGGGCTCTCGGTGCGCCGCCGTCGGTCGAGGACGTTCTCGCCCAGCAGCAGCCCGGCAGCGGCATCGACGGTCAGGCCGTCGAGGGCGGCGTGGCGGCGGCGGCTGGAGACGAGCCTGCCGAACCCGCCGCACCGGCCCAGCCCGAGGAGCCGCAGGTCGCGGACATCTCGCTCAACGGAGCGCAGATCACCGGCCTCATCGCGATCATTCAGTCGGTGGTCGATGGCCTCGTGAGCAAGGACGGTGCGGCGGCGATGATCGCTGCGGCGTTCCCGAGCATGAACACCGCACAGATCGCGGCGATTCTGGCCGGGGTCGCAGACCGCCCCGCCGCTGCCCCGCCGCCGCCACCGGCTCCCGTCGGTCGCTCGCTGCCCGAGGCACGGGCCATGACCATCAGCATCGACTTCGACCGCACGTTCTCGGCCGACCCGCAGTTGTGGGGCGAGTTCGCCCGCAAGTCGGTCGCGGACGGCAACACGGTCGTGATGATCTCGCGTCGTCCCGAGGAAGATCGAGAGGAGGTGATCTCATCTCTCGGCGACTACGCCGAGTCGTTCTCGCAGGTGCTGCTCGTCGGCGGCGACACGCTCAAGGCCGACGCCGCCGAGGCGGCTGGCATCGACGTTGATGTGTGGGTGGACGACTCGCCGCAGACGATCAAGACCGCTGAGTCGCGAGCCGCCCCCGGCACGGTGGCCGAGGGTGACTTCGTTTCGTGGGGATCATCCGGCGGCCGCGCTCGCGGCCGCATTGATCACGTGATGGACTACGGCACGCTCGACGTTCCCGACACCGACTTCAAGATCGAGGCCAGCGAGGACGACCCCGCCGCGTTGATCACGCTCTACGAGAAGGTCAGCGGCGGCTGGCGTGCAACTGAGACGAAGGTCGGTCACAAGATCAGCACGCTCACGAAGATCGACGCCCTGCCGGAGCCGACGAAGTCGCGGAGGCGGAATCGTGGCTAAGTACGACCACATCGACTTCACGCCCCCGGCGGGCGTGAGGAAGGAGGCACAGAAGGGGCTCGATTGGCGAAGTGAGTTCGGACGCGGCGGCACGGCGGTCGGCATCGCCCGCGCCCGCGACCTCTCCAACGGTACAACGATCAGCCCGCAGACCGCGCGCCGCATGAAGGCGTATTTCGACCGACACGAGGTGGACAAGAAGGGCGAGGGATGGAGCCCCGGCGAGCCGGGGTTCCCGAGCAACGGGCGAATCGCGTGGGCCTTGTGGGGCTCTGACGCGGGTTGGGCATGGAGTCGAAAACTGGTCGAGCAGATGAACGCCGCAGACGAGGAGAACCGAAGCATGATCGAACGACGCAGCCTCTACGAAGAAGAATCCGGCACCCTCCCGCTGCTCCGCATCGAGTCGCGGTCGCAGGACGACGCGACCGAGCAGCGGTGGATCGTCGGCTACGCCGCCAAGTTCGGCGTCAACTCGCTGGAGTTGGACGGCGAGTTCATCGAGCGCATCCACCCCGACGCCTTCGGCATCGTCGCGGAGCGGCGCGGCCGCAAGAAGCCGTTGGAGACGCGGGCTCTCTGGAACCACGACGCCAACTTCCCGCTCGCCCGCTACCCCGGCACGCTGTCGCTTTCGGTCGATGACGTTGGCCTCCGGTACGAGTTCCCGGTGCCCGACACCACCTACGGCCGCGACCTCGCCGCCAACATCGAGGCGGGCATCGTGCGTGGCAGTTCGTTCTCGTTCCAGATCGCGCCCGGCGGCGAGGCGTGGAGCGTCGAGGAAGGCCGCTCGATCCGTACCGTGACCCGCATCGACACGCTGATCGACGTTGGCCCGGTCACGTTTCCGGCGTACCCCGACGCCGACGCCAAGGTGGCGAAGCGATCCTACGACGCCTTCGTGCGTTCGCGTACCGTCAAGTCCTACGCCGCGACGGCGAAGGCGTCCGAACTCCGCGAGTACCTCAAAAAGCATGGCCGCTAAGACGGGCGACCCGTGCCCGAAGTGCCGCGACGGCAGGCTGCTCGTCGCGTCGAGTCAGCAGCAGGGCGAGTACCAGATTCGGTATCTGCGATGCCGTTGCTGCGGCGCGACCGACAAGCACGTGCTACCTGCGACTGAGATTCGGCGAGTGAAGGTCGCCTGAGTCTTTTACTCTCTGCGACCTCGCCTCTGCATGGGTGCGGGTGGCGACCCCTAGTTTCGATCTTAGGCGATGCGTCCGCGTCGCCACGAATCGAACTAGGAGATTCCGCCGTGGACAAGATCAAGGCACTGCTCGACGAACTCGCCGCTGTCGTCGCCGAGATGGAGACGATGACCGAAGGTGCCCCCGAGGGCGACGACGCCCCGATGTCCGAGGAGCAGGAAGCATCGCTGCGGTCGCTGGAGCAGCGGGCCGACAAGCTCCGCGAGCGGATCGAGTTCTTGCAGCGGGTGCAGGCGAAGGAAGTCGAGCTGCGTGCCGTGCTGGAGCGTTCGGCTCCCGCCAAGGTGATCGAGGCCACCGAGACGAAGGAGACGACCGTGGAGAAGCGTCACTACGCCGTGCCGAAGTCGCACGGCCCCCTCAAGGCGTTCAGCGGCCCCGATGCGTCCGAGCGGGCCTACCGTGCCGGGATGCACATCAAGGGCTACGTGTTCGGCGATGCCGAGGCCCGTCGGTGGTGCAACGATCACGGCGTCGAGAGCCGGGCTCAGGCCGGTGGCATCAACAGCCTCGGCGGTGTCCTCACCAGTCCCGAACTCAGCACGGAGATCATCCGGCTGGTCGAGGAGTTCGGCGTGTTCCCGCAGCAGGCCAAGCGGGTCAACATGAACTCCGACACGCTCGTCTACGCCCGTCGCACCGGCGGCCTCACGGCCCGCCCGGTCGGCGAGAACGTCGAGGTCACGCAGAGCGATGTCACGTTCGACAACGTCGAACTCAACGCGAAGATTTGGGGCGTGGCGAACCGCACCCCGAACTCGCTGCTGGAGGACTCGGTGATCGACCTCGCCGATGCCATGGCCGTCGAGACGGCGCAGGCGTTCAGCGAGGCGTTCGACAACGCGGGCTTCATCGGTGACGGCACGCTGGCCTACCACGGCGTGACGGGCGTGGCGACGAAGATTCTTCAGTCGGCCTATTCGGCGAGCGTCGTGACTGCCACGGGCAACACGACCTTCGGCGACCTGACGATGAAGAACTTCACCGACCTGCTCGCCAGGCTCCCGATGTACGCCCGCAACCGGAACGCCCGGTGGTACATCTCCCCGGCTGGCTGGGGTTCCGCGATGCTGCGGCTCGCCATGCTGCCCGGCGGCTCGGCCGGGGCTGGCGGCAACTCCAGCGACAACGTCGCCGCCGGTTTCGGCGAGACGTTCCTCGGCTACCCCGTCACGCTGGTGCAGCCAATGGAGTCTCGCCTCACCGGCACGACCGGCGCGGTGGCGGCCCTGTTCGGCGATCTGTCGCAGGCCGCGATCTTCGGCGAGCGGCGGGCCATCTCGATCAAGACCGCCAGCGAGCGGTACATCGAGTTCGACCAGACGCTCACCTTCGCGACCACACGGAACGCGATGATCGTGAACGACATCGGCAGCACGACCAAGGCCGGTCCTGTTGTGGCCCTCAAGTTCGGCTGATCCTGACCTCTCTCACTAGGAGAACCTGTTCCCATGAACTTCGTCGCTGCTTCCAAGAGCGTCAGCAAGGCCGAAACGTCGGTGGCCCTGACCGCGACCCACTCGCTGGAGATCGACACCCTCGGCTTCAGCTTCGCGTCCATCGACGTTCTGTTCTCGCCGTTCACCTCGGCCACCGGCCCGACCACGGCGGCTCGGGTGCTGCGGGTCGCGCAGAGCGACGCGAGCGGCAGCGGGCAGGTGGACATCAGCGGGTTCGTCGCTGGCACCGACTTTACGGTCGCTGCCGGTGTCACGGCGACGGCGGGCGTGGGCTATGCCCATCGCTTCGACATCGACCTCCGTGGCAAGCGGCGTTACCTGACGGTTTTCGCCACCCCCGCCTCGACCTGCGGCGTCGTCACGACCTGCCGTCTCGGCAAGGGCGAGGCCGGGCCGATGACTGCCACCGACAAGGGCGTCAACACGCAGGCCGTCGGCTGATCGCTTGACAAGGCCAGCACGATGAACGGCGGGGAAGGCGTTGGCCTCCCCCGCCGTTTCTCTTTTTCTGGAAAGCAAACCCATGCTGGTCAAGGTCGGCGATTCTTCGGTGGACATCCGCTGCGAGGCCGTGCTGTCAGGCCCGCGATTCGGCCCGCTCATCAACGTGTTCGGCTTCATCGAGGCGATGATGCCGCTGCACATTCGCCCGACGCTCGGGCAGGGTGCGTTTTGGAGTCAGGTGCTGACGCGGATGCTGGAGAAGTTCGAGCCGACCACGGAGTACATCATCACGCTGGATATGGACTCCTTCGTGTCGAAGGAGAACATCGAGCATCTGTTCGCCCTCGCGATGACGTTCCAGTGCGATGCCCTCGCCCCGCTTCAGACCAAGCGGGAGGACGGCAGGCCGATGCTCACACTGCTCGACACGCTCGACAACCCGCCCGAGGACGGCGTGACGCGGGTGCCGGGCGAGTGGTTCAGTCATCCCGTGCAGCAGGTGGACACCGCCCACTTCGGCTGCACGATCATCTCGACCGCTGCTCTGCGGCGCATGAAGAAGCCGTGGTTCCACGAGCAGCCCGACCCGACCGGCAGTTGGGGCGACGGCAGAACCGATTCCGACATTGCGTTCTGGAGGCAGTTCAAGGCCAGCGGCAACCGGCTCTACGTCACGCCACGGGTGCCCATCGGCCACGGCGAGTACGTGATCACGTGGCCCAGCCAAGACCTCGGCAAGCCGGTGTTTCAGTACTGCAACGAGTGGCAGGAGACGAGGAAGCCGCCCGAATCTGCATGGAAGGTAGGGTGACCGATGAAGATACGGATGGCGAAGGCACACGGCTCCTATAAGCCCGGCGAGATCGTCGAGTTGCCCGAGCAGCAGGCGCAGTCGCTGATCGCGTGGGCCTACGCGACCGAGGTGCGGGACACGCAGCAGCAGTTGATCGAGACGGCGAGCGTCGAGCCGGTTGCCGAGCGGGCCGATGTCACGCCACGGAGACGACGCCAGTG